CATCAAAGTTATCTTGAATATTCGGGTCTACTTGACTTCTGCCATATCCTGAGTATTCAGAAAGAGCGTTAGCTCCTGCACCCATATACGGTTGCAAACCACCCGTAGCGGTTGCTAGTTGATTGCGTTGCTCACCGATAGCTTGTTGTTGCCCTTCTACAGAGTAACCTGCGGCTTGACTTGAGCCTCTTTTGGATAGTCTGCTTTTAAGACCACCAAGTATAGCTTTGCCTAAGAATCCTAATGCCATTATATATTCACCTATTTAATTATTTCCATTGCAAACCACGAATCATGTTCGCCAGAAGTCATATCTATATCTACTGCAACCCCATCATTGTGCCACACAGCAACCGTAAAATAGTCGCCACCCGTTACCGCTATAATCGCACTTGTTAATGAATGCCCACCAATTGCGCCTCCTGCGTTGAAGGCAGACCTTGATAGCCCAACAACAGAAGCAGGGGTAGTCGTTTCATCATTTTTAGAAAACTGAGCAACCCTTGTTCCTGTAGCCGCTGTAACCCAATTAACACTTGCTAATAGTCTTATATAAGTCACCCCAGTTGGTACTGTCAACCTTTGATTATTAGTGGAAGTGTCGTGGATAGTATTTGTATCATATCCACCTGTTTCTGAGTTCCAGTTAATATGTGTCCAAGTTGTATTATTTATGCTTTGGTCGCTAGTATCTGTCACCAATGCGCCTTGTACGTTGTTTTCTTCCCATCCACTTCCTTTTGGTGTTAGTTTTACGTTAATATTAGTGTCGCCGCCAGCCGCTTGATACTCAACTGTATCGCCTGTAGCGGAATTAACTAACTTAGGTTGATTAACAGCACTAGCTGTAGAACTAATCTCAAACGCCTCATTGTCATTGGAATCACTGTATATAGAGTTTTTGAGCGTTTTATTTGTTAGGGTTTTTGCTGTCCCTGAAATATAAGTATCTACGTCTGTCATAGCTACTTGAACCATCGTGCCATTATCATTTAAGACAACTCTGTCAGCGTTAGCAATGGTGGTTGAGGTAGCTGAGGTATTAGGGGATATTGCAACGCTAACAACGCTAATAACATTCCAAACAGTCGATGTGCCTGAAGATGAAAGAGTAACTGCTTCGTTATCCTTTAGGATAAAAGCTGTTGTACCATCATTAAAGGTATCGGCGGCATTTACATTAATCGTAGCCGCGCCTGCACCTGTATTAAATAGAGTGACTTTAAAATCATCTGTATGCAAAGCGGTAGCAATCGTTGACAACAAAGTCAGGGTGACTATCTTAGTGCCTGAATTAGTTAATTCGATTGTCTCGTTTTGTTGGTCAATCGTTACTGTATAAGTAGCTCCTGATGCAACCGTATTCTTGCCACTCAAACCACTCATATTAGCGGCATTCTGTGCGGCTGATACTGTAGTACCTAGTCCTACTGAGTCTAAATTCTTAGCCATTATTTATTTACCATGTTGATATTCCAATTCGCTTCCAAGTATTAGAAGAAACGCAAACATATATATAGCTTGCATCCCATGTTATTGTACCTTTAACGCCTGTAGCACTAGCGCTTGCAGGTGTTTGTATTATTGGTATTACTATTGCGTTATTAGACGGGTTCAAAGTATGAACTTTATCTCTTAAATTAGATAACCAAGTCTTCCAAGTAGAATCCCTCATAGGGTCTTCTGCCAACTGAAGTTGTGGTGCAGGGTCTATTACGCTCACATTCCCGCCATTAAGTCTATGTCAAGGTCTTCCAAGTAAGCCTGTTCATCACCCGAATAGGAGAACTCATAGTTTCTACGCATGAATCGACCTCCTTGGTGAGTCTCCTTCCTGTCAAGGCTTGTGTCTATTGTATTCCCTGCGCCAAACGAATCGCTTGTCTCATCAGAGTGTTTAATAGTTAAAGTCTGTGATGAGGGGGTTGAAAGCATCGTAGCGACTTCTTTGTTTTGGAATTTATATCCCGATGTACCAAAGTCTTGCAATCCTGTGCGTCCTGACATAACAATATTTGAATCACTCTGAGAGCTACCTGCGGCATATAACCCAACATCATAAACACCAACATCATAAACCCCTCCTGACGCTAGAAAAGAATCTATAGGAATGAAGTTATCCTTTACTGTTAGTATGTCTCCATTAGCAAATAACCCCTCGCCTGTTCTAGCCGCTGTAGTGACGTTTTGACCGCCTGTACGTCTAGTCCATGCAATTAAAGGAAAGGTTGTCTGAGAGTTCAACGCTGTGTTGTACTGTCCCCACAAGCCTGTAGAGGTGTCTAAACCCACGGTCACTTTAGGGTTAATATTGCTTGAGCCATCTAATTCATACAGTGTCGCCATGATAATAGTATTTGACTCACTTGAAAGCCCCGTTAAAACAATACGGTGGTTTTCGAGTACGACTGATTCTGTTAAAAAGGCGTTCAATGATTCGTTAGAGACTATCTTTAATTGGAAGTTCTCTATCTTATATATGGCAAGCTGACCTGATGAGTTTGTACCAACAAAGTAAATAATATCGTTATCAGTCCATACACCTAAGCCATCAGCACATCCTACGTTGTAGGAGATGTCTTGTCTGCGGTTCAGTGGGCTACCAGAGACATTACCTGCGTCATATAGGAACTCTATTGTACGAGTAAGAAAAGCTACTACATGGTCGTGGTGTTTTGCTAGATGAACACCTTTATCATTCTCTCTCTCTGCTCTAACAAAAGAGCTTGCACCAAATGTTGTTGGGTCATCTGTATCGGAGTTATAAATAATACCTTCTTCGTCCATTACGATAAGATAGGTGTCTAAAATAGCACCACCATGCACTAAGGTAGAGGGGAAGTTAGAAGCTATTTGAGTCAACTCATCAGAAGTATCTAATAACCATCCTTCATCATTCTCAGCATCCAAGATAACCATTTTAGGTGTGCCAATGGTTTCTAATATAGTAACTCGCTCTGTACCTGCGGGGAAAGTACCTGCTGTCTCGCTCAACCGAGTAGAGTCTTGCGTGGTTTTAAATACATCGTTATCGTTTACAATTTAAATAGCGTTACGTTGCTCCCAAAAGTAAATACCCCTAAAAGTAAATACCCCTAGCTCTAGCTTGTAACCCTCAGATAGTATTAGAATCTTCTGATATATCAATACTTGGTCTTTGTGTTACTTTACTTCTACCATTGGCTTTATGAACGACACAGTTAACTAGCCCTGTTTCATATTGGGAGATTAAACCCCCACTGAAAGCATGTATATCTAAGTCGAGAGCGAGAGGTAGTTTCATAATATCGCTTGTATGTCTGCTTCACGCATTACAATAACATCACTTCCATCAACTCTTAATTTAGAGCCGACACTCTTGCCAAAGAAAACTTTATCTCCTACTCGCACATCTTCGGTATCACCAACAGATAATACCTTTCCCGATGATTGAGGCTCGTCATTAGTCATAACAACAATGCCACCGCTTGATAGTTTCTCTTTCTCTTCAATCTCAATGAAAACTACGTCTTTATATGGGGTAATGCTAATATGAGTCACCTTCTATGTTGTAGAGTGAGCCTCTTGAAATCTCCATCGTAGACGGGTTTAAATCAAGGGCTTGACCGATAATTGTTTGTTTAGTCTCTTTTGCAGATTCAACCATCATAGGCGTAATAGAAGCACCGCGTCCCATTTCATCAGCCAAAGCTAACACTAGATTAGCCTTTAAAGCCGCCTCGTAGTGAGGGGGAAGGGGGTTATCCGTAGTGCCATCAGCAAACTCACCTAAATACTTCATTGAAGTTAGTTTAAGTGTATACGTTACATTGGTTGTTAATTCAAAGTAAATCGTACCGTTAGGGAAGGTGTTTCTGTAATAGATAGTATTAGGCTGACCACCCGAAGTCTTATCGGTATATCGTGAGTATTGAACCTCATCAATAATCCGCATAGGATACTCTGTATTACCACTCTTTAAGGTAGCTATTTTTATAGATAACGGTCTAGCAGTCACTAACGTACCCGTAGCACCTATCGTAATAGACTGAGTAGATGAAGGTATTGTGAGGTCTTCAACAGTGTCTTCATAGACCATGTTGTATTGAGCCGACCATGAGTTAATCATATCGTTCAACACTTCAAGCCCATCAGCAAACTCTTGAGTAGACGGAGTTACACTACCGTCTCTAATGAGTACCTTTCTTAGCGCCGCCTTAATTATCGTGTTAGCTAACACTATTCAGCCTTTTTAGCTTTTTTCTTAGGGGCTACCTTCTTAGGTTCAGCTTTAGGTACTATTTTAGGCTTTAAACCCTCTTTGCATATCTTATCGACTTCATCATCAGTCATACCACGCACAATACCTAGCTTGGTCGGTGTGTCTACAAATGAGTCGTCTGCCTCGTCTCCTGCCTCAAGAGTCTTTATGTAATTCTTTTTTCAATCTTCATGGTTATTCCTCTAGTTACAAATCACGCCTAAAATATCGGATTCACGCATTATTAATACGCTATTACTATCAACTTCTACTTCTGTACCTGATAGTCTGCCGAAAAGAACGTCATCACCAACTTTTACATCAAGAGGGATAACCTCGCTATTCTCTGAAATACTACCTTTGCCAACTGCAATAACTACACCTTTTGCTGGCTTTTCTTTAGCAGAGTCAACCATAATAATTCCACCTTTACTGGTGCTTTCTGCTTCCATTCGTTTAACGACCACTCGGTCATGTAATGGTTTTATATTCATTTCTAATCCTCGTATTGGTGTTCAACATCGACAGCTTCAGATAAGAAGCCTACAATATCACCCTCGTTTATAAAGTAGCTGTCTTCAGCTTGCTTTAAACAAGTATCACTAAAAAACACGACTGAGCCTACAGGGACGTTTGGTGCTGTCCTCTTACCCTTTTTATCGTATTCACCTAAACCGACAGCAAGCACTTCGCCTACCGTTGTTTGTACTTTAAGGTCTTTGTCAGGCACAAATGATGTGACTGCAACACCTTTATAAATTCCGCCCTTCGTCATATCACTATTGGCTATTGGTTTTATTAATATTCTATTAAGTAATGGTTGAATCATAAAACTATCTTCTGACCTCTTCTTAATGTTCTGTAATCCATCGGAGATAAGTCCTCTAAACTACTACCCCTATAATAAGGTTGTTGAGCTTCCCATAATTGGGCTTTCAGTTTTATCTCTACAATATCATCGGTTAGCTTCTTACGAGTCAAGGTATCATTATCTGAATCAACGAGGCTCTTCTCAGCTACCGATATTTCCTCTCTAAAAGGATTTTCATTTCCTAGTGTTAGCATAATAAAAATGGAGGGCTTTTTACACCCTCCAATACCGTTAAGGTTGTATTGCGTTCTTAGTTGAATCAGGACGAATCCAAAACACAAGATATGTTTCAGAAGCCGGATTTACTGAGCCAGCCGTAGGATTAACCCACGTTAAAGATAAAGTGTCAGCGGCAGTAATTCGTGCATCTGTAAGACCAACGCCATCTGTATGAGTTGGCTTGTTTACAAATACTAAATCACCTACACGCGCACCCGTAAGGGTTACTGTGTCTTCATCAGTGTCAATCGTAGCTTGTGAAGCAGGGTCGTATGTTACTTCTACAACCCCCATTTCAGCTATGTTGCTTGTTAATATATTTGACATATTAATCTCCTGTTAAAGCTCATCCTTGAGCCAAAGTTAACTAGCCCCAAATCCTGCAAGCAGTTTCAGGACGTGCGGCAACAGCACCGTATAACAAGTCAATACGACAAGGTATATCATCTGTATCTATTCGATACTGACGTACAATACGCATTGAGATGCCATCCATAACTTCACGAGCCGCAAAGTGGACTCCTTCAGGAACTTCAAGGTCAGTTGTAGCAACTACAAACGTATCCTTATGGAACGCAATGTTCTGAGGATAAGCTGTACCCGGTTGACCTAAGAATGTCACAGCCGCGCCATTAACAAATGCGGCATCAATAGTCGCACCTGTTACGTTTTGCAAGCCTTCAGAAGCCGCTGAATAAACAGCAGGAAGGAATGACAAGCCAGTGAACTGATTACCAGAACCAGAAATAGCTGTATCAACAGTAAACTGCATTAGCTTACCTGTAGATTGCTTAGTTTCAGGGTTAACTGAGTAACAACCAGCAACAGTGAATACATCA